AACTGCCGGGCAAATTAATAAACTGATCAACATCCGCACCCGCCCATCGATAGATGGCTTGGTCATCATCCCCCGCACAATACATGCGCGTGGATTTAGCATCGATAGCGTGAGCGATCTCCCACTGCAGCGGGCTCAAGTCTTGCGCCTCATCTAAGAAGCACAGGTCAAAGTGTGGGCAGTAGTATTCAGCACCTTTAGCAAACTCTGACAGCATGTCGGTGAAGTCGTATAAGTTCATGGTGTCTTTATATTTCTTCAGACATTTATCAACGTAGTTAACGGTGTTCCAATCTTGCTCGATGTTGCTGATGTTGTACTGCTCTCTCAAAGATACTTTCCTAAGTCTAGCCAAGTTGATCAGTCCAAGGACAGGATCGTTGCTTGCCACCATTGAGGGGATGTCATCATCAAAGTTAGAGGCTTTGTTGCCACCTAGCTTGACACCGATTGATCGGCTCAGTTCTCTGAAGTTAGACTCCTGCATCACCTGCTCTGAGCGTATGTCTGTCATAGTCAGCGCAAGAGAATGTAGTGTGCGAAAATGTATTAGATCCGTCTTAGGGTCTAGGTTAAAGCGTTCGGCTGCTCGGTCTCGAGCTTCGTTTGCGGCTTTACGTGTGAAGGCTAGGAAGGCGATTGAGTGTGGGTGAGTGCCCTTCTCTAACGCTTCGTCCACCATGTTGAGCAGGGTGGTTGTTTTACCTGTGCCGGGAGGTCCAAATATTCTAAACATCTTTAGACTTCTCCTTCCTGTAAATTTGCTGAACTCTCTGCTTCGAGATGCCAAACCATTTGGCCACTGCGGTCATCGTCATAAGGCGCTCGTCAATCATCATGACGATCTCTGCGTTACGACGCCTGCCGTATTCTGGTCCTGTGATATCTTCTACCATTAGAAAGGTGCCTTATAGTCGTTACCGAACTTCGGTGTTTCTATGTCAATGTCAGACGTGTCAAACGAAGGGATCTGCCATACGCGTACAGCGCGGCCTTTGATCTTCAATACAACACTTGATCCATTGATGTCACGCAGTCGCTGCGCGATGCGGTGAGACTTGTACTCAAAGAACTTATTCTTCTTCAAGAAGTTCTCAAAGTCTTTCAGTCTAAAGTAAGTAATGCCTTGGTCTTCGTCAGTCCAAGGGCGACGCAGTAATATCTCTTCTTTGTCCTGTGCAACCTGTAGGTGGCGACAGAACTCTTCAAGGTAATCATAGAACTGACCGCTAGTGCTGGCATCTACTGCAACTTCAATGATGGCACTCTCGTTATCCTTCATCTCATTCAACAGCGTACTGATGCGGCTTTCCCATTGCTGCTTCGCAACTGAGCGAGGCATCAAGTTTAACTGCTCCATGCAAGCCTTTTGGAACGTCATCTGATTCATCAACGCTTCAGTGTCCATCTCTAATGGTTCGCCATTCACGTCCATAAACCACACGGGAGGCGTAGAGTTATACTTGCGAAGGTTAGCTACACTAGCACCTGACACTGCAGCACCAACACCAAACTTTCGAGTACGGCATAGGTCTTTGTTACAGTGTGAATTGATAGGTGAGTCGCTGCACTTATAAGCATATTCTTTTCGCTCAAGCTGCTTGGCCACGATGTTCACTTCGTTTAACGGAAGCGGTGGCGCAAGATACTCCATGTTGTACTTGAGTATCTCAGCCTGCCAGCTATCAGGAAAAGCCTTGCGTAAGTAAACCCCAATGTTAAACAAGCCATTGTTACGACCCCCCTCACTGATACCATCCGTACAAATTATCTGTAAGCACGGCGGTCCATCTTGCAAGAGTTTGGTTTCTTTGCCACCAATTACTTGCAGCTTTAGGGCTTCTTCAGGGTTCTGAACAAACTTAGTATACAACTCTACAAACTCGTCTAATGTTGCCGAGGTGCCATCGTCTAGGAATGCGTACCGCAAACCTTCCTCATGGTCGTAGTAAGGTAGATTAAGGAAGTTACCCACATCACCTCTGTCCAAATGCAGCTTGATCTGCTTTGGGAATATCTCGCTCTCGCCATAGCCCAATGCTGCGGCCATCGCCTTTAAAGCTCTCTGCATATCTTTAGCTTCGATCCACTCCGAGGTGAATAGAAAGCAGTGTGCCCCGCCCGATTTAGATCGGCATATAACGAGGGGTAATTTCATGCGGCGGACTTTATCCACCAGCAACTTATGATCGAGTGGGTACTGGTCTATGTCGATACAGCCCCATTTGCAACAGTTGTCTTCATTGATCGGTATGATGCCCAGACCATTTCCAGTGCCTAACAGATGGTTTTCCCAAAGCTGCTTGGTCTGTGGTTCGCGAAGAACGCCAGCCTTGCCTTGAGCCTTGCCGCTTGCACTCGTTTTTTCTATCTTGAAGTAACCGTGCGCTTCCTTCAGACCATCAAAGATGGCCATAAACTTGTCTAATGACATTGCTTGCCCCCATACGAAAAAGGGCAGGGCTTCATGCCCCACCCATAGTACTGCGTTAGCTTAGAACGGTTCTGCTTTACCGTTTACGCCATCGTCATCCGTATGTTTAACGACGACATCACCTGTCGTGATGCTGTCAGCAAAAGCTTTAGCGCGGACGTAGAGTGCGGCTTCAGCAATGGGACCTTCGCACGACATTTCCCAACCATGCCACGACCCTTTTGAGTTTTCTTCCTGCGTGGTTTTGAGGTGATAAATGTGTGAGAAGCGTGGTGGAGTGAATGGTCCCTTTGCACCCTGCATCGAGCGTGATGCCATAATGCTGTTCCATTTACGCGACTTCTTTAACTGCGTCGATTTCATGGCAATCAAAGCGGTTTCAAAAGCGCCATCGTCACCTAACAAGATCACGAAGTGCTGATGGGTTTCTTCGATGTATTCACCGCTGCCGTCTGCGACATAGTCTTTGTTGTCTTCAGCGGAGCGTTGCGTTTCTGGTCGTGCTTCGCCCGGCTCATAAATAGCAGTCGGCGCACCGTTGCCAGAACCACGCGGAGCCCATTGAATAAAGCGACGTTGATAAGCGCAGGGGATTACGCTAATACCGTCTTTGCCTTTGTAGACTGTGCCCGTCACCGTGTTGTAAATGTCACCTTTGCGAGCGACTTCGTTCTCATCCAATATTGGATCATTTCCTGACAGCACTTTTAGAAAGGGTAAAGCTAAATCGTCTTGGCCCATGTTCTCCATGCCCTGACCTGCATCGGCTTCAAACATCGATGGATCAAATGCTGCTAACTCAGTGGACTTCTTTGCTGCGACTTCTTTATTTTGTGACATGTTACTTTCCTTTTTTAATAATTGCGCGTTGACCAACCCATGCTCCAAATAATTCCATGGGGAATTCTTCTCCAGCCTCACACCGTTCTTTCACAAACGCTCGTAATGTCTGTGGGTGAACCTCAGTTTTCTGCTGTGGTATAAAACCTTTCTCCTCTGCAAATGCTGAAAAAGCACTTGCTTGATCATCTTCTCCACGACCGAACTGGCACAGGACAGTGTTCTTTATGATGTCATCGTACTGATGGTCCCGTAACCACTCAAAAGCGGTTGGACGGTTTTGGACAAGAATAGATGCTCCGTAGGTTTGTTTAACTTCAACCGTAGAACCATCATCTAGAGTGAAAGAAGAGATGCCTATCTCTGCAAGCATTGCAGGCATTTCCTCGTCGGTGAGCTTCTGAAGGTCTTTCTTAGAATCCTTGAGCGTATGCTCAAGTGCATCAATCGTCGCTTCTTTATCTCGTATTTGGCGGGCCAGTTCTGCCACTGAAGTCAGGCCGTTCTGGTCTATTTTTTCGACGGACGTAGCTTTCTTCAACTCAAAGTCAGCCTCCATCAATCTTGCTAAGTCTTCCATCTTTCCTACCTCTTCGTTATTAAAGGCTCCTTTCGGGCCTTGACAAATGCAGATATTATCTTATATCCTATGCCTCTAACGTGTCAAGCAGTATTTAAAAAAAGGGGACAATTATGCAGGGATATCAATACGAGACGACGCCGTATGACCACCAAAGAGTTGCGTTAGAAGACTCTTGGTCCGCGGAATACTATGCCTTGTTCATGGAAATGGGCACAGGCAGAACCAAGGTGGCCATTGATACGATGGCCATCTTATTTGAAGCCGACAAGCTCAAAGGGGTTCTGATTATAGCGCCCAAAGGCGTTTACGACAACTGGGTAAAAGGAGAGATACCGATACATTTGCCCAAGCGCATACCTCGACAGATATGCCGTTGGGTTCCTTCTAAAACTAAGAAGTTTGAAGAAGAGCTTACCGACTTTATTGTTAGCAAAGAGCCTGTGTTAAAGATTTTTGTTATGAACGTCGAAGCGTTTTCTACCAGCCGAGGCACTGATGCG